CGTCAGCAATAGAGTTGGTCACCTTGTCAGGATCTAAGTCCATGCTCTTCGCAATCTCACGTATAATATAATCCATCTTAGCAAAAGGTGCAAGCACTGGATTCTGTGCAACCTGTAAAAATTGCATCAAGCGTTGGCTACGTACTTCGTTAGCCATCAAGCTTTCTGTTCCTGATGCGCTTACTTCTAGATCACCCTTTATTTCTTCATCAAAGTCAAACTGCATGTTAAATGCAAAGAATGCTTTACCTAAAGGACGGATAAGATAATCATCCACATTTTTAACAACGGTACGAATAGAGCCGTTAGCAGCAGACATAAGCATAGAGATTCCAGAAGCAGTACGCCCCACTCCTTGAACTCCTGTTTGACCATGTGCAAAAGATGGGAATCCAGTAGACTCATCTGCTAGTACCCTCGCTTTATCAAATAGTTGCATGTTTTCATTTGCTACGTTTGGAAATTTTGTACCAAATATAGCTTGTCCCGGCGCACCACCTTGTCGCCTGAAAATCTTTCCGGGATAAACAGAAAGGTCTTGACCGGGAACTAGGTTAGTCTCGTCTACTTCTATGATAAGATTACCTGACATTGCTGCGTTATCAATAGCCATACGCATAAAGCCATTCATCAATGTCTGTGTATCGTCCATGTTTTCGGCAATACCAACGCCAAAGAAAGAGTATGGATTATGCTCATATGGTACAGCATAGTATGGAATACGTGTAGGTTTGAATGGGTTTAGTACAAACCGTAGTACTTCACCGTTGCTTATCCATACGTTACAGTTTACCTCGTCTAAATCACTAAGCTCACTAGGTATATCTACACCATGCTCTTCTAGTATTTTTGTATCTACGTAGCCCCAAAACTCTAACACCTCCCAACGCTCTGATGTTGGCTGGGTGTCATCGTCTTCCATAGTCATTTCCCAGTATTTTTGTGTATAGTCTGGTCCTTTGTCTATGGCATTTTGTATACCATCATCCATAAAATATGGACGTGATTTTAATTTACGTAGCTGTGTTCGTGACATCTTATGTCTTTGTACAACATACTCTGCCTCTTCCATATCCTTTGCTTCAGGGTCAGGATAAAAATCCCACACAGAAACATGATCGCACTCTGGAACAGTTTTTACTATGGGATCATATTCACCGTCTTCGTTCCAGTTAGGGTATTCTTTGTCTACCGCAAATGCACCCTTCATAACGCCTGTACCTAAGAGTGCCATTTCAAATGCCATACTTCTTAGGTGTGTAGTAGCTCCGCTTTCTTGTAGCTGATCATGGATCTTCTTTTCCATCTTCTTGGCTGCAACCATAGCAGGATGGAAAGTAACAGTAGTTTGTGTAGTGCCATCGCCCTCTATAATCTTTTCAGATACAGGCTCTAGTTTATTTTCTAATCCAGCTAATCTTGCTTGAAGGTCTATAAGAGTTTCACCCGGCTGTAGTTCTGTATCACCATCTATAAGATAAGGTCTTGGCGGTGGTGTACCCATAGCTGCACTGATAGCACCAGTTGCTGTCTCTGCTCTAGGGTCTATGTTTATGTGTACCGACTCTGCTACACCTTCAGGTAATACAGAAGGGTTTACCGACAAAGGAAACTTGTTGTTACCAAACAGTACATCTACTATCTGACCATACGCTGCTAGTGTTTTTGTTTTAGTTACTTTTACAAATACACGTGACTTTTCTGCTTCAGTAAATTGTACATCACTACTATACAATCCTCTGTAGTTTCTATAGGCTCTTAACCACCTTTGTTCATCAGCATGTCTAGAATCTTCAGATCTTTTATATCTATCTTTTACAAAGCTTACAACATTATGTTTCTCTTTAAAGATAGAGTCTAGTGTATCTTCTGCTGCAACAACCTCTGCTGTTTCAAACATTTCTTCCTGTTCAGCCATTATATTCTTCCTTGTTAAAACAATCTAGTTGTATGTCGTAGTATGGGTTGTTTCGAAACTTGTTCCAGTTAGATGTGTTAGCTATATTCAAACACTCTTCCTGTGTATACATTTCTTGTGATACATACTGGTTACCTGTATATACCCAATCAGTTCCGTTGTTTCCCCATATACTTATTACTAATACAAAAACTTTCATCACTTACCTTTCCAAGGACCATTATCAAAATCGTAGGTTTCTTGGCATCTAGGACAACAATCAAACTTGTCTGTATTATATATTATTGCACACTTAGGACAGGTTATTATCATATTAGTATCCAAATGCAGGGTCACTAGCCTGAAACCCTGTGCGTTGTTTTGCAGGATTATAATCCCATATGTTGCTTCGTGGTCTTGTCATTATACCATATCTTAACGCATCATACAAGTGGTCTTCTGCTTTTGTGTCCACATCCTCTGGGTTCTTTTTATCCAAAGGAATAGCTGGTATTTGTGCTATAGTGTTTCTGCAGTTATCCATAAATACTAACATAGGTTTTTCTGTAAAATCATCTACCTTCAAACGCCTATGTATTTCGTTTTTACCTGCTATACGTGAGCCTCTTGACCTGTCCGATGGCCTCCACCTGCAACCTTTCATGTTCATCTGTTCAGCAAGTGACGGCCCAGTGTCACCACGTTTGTGCCATAAAGAACTATCTAACACACCGTATCTCATACCACCATCTCTTGCTTCTGCCTCTAGTATCATATCTGCTAGGTCAGACGCTATTACTTTAGAAACGTATAGCTCTCTATATACTATAAGCTGCTCATCAGGAGCCATAGCAAACCAAAGAACGCCAGTGTAACTACCATAACCGTAATCACACGCACGAAAACGTACCCAAGAGTTAGGGATGTCAAAGTTTTCAATAACGTGTATTGTTCTATCAAACTCTGGGAAGGCTGCTCCTTCGTTAATATCCCAGTTTCCTTCAAGGAGTTGTCTCCTTTGATGCTCTGGTAGTGATAAGAGCATGGCTTCATAGTCACCCTCTTCGGCAAGGTATGGATTATCGAAGAGTGACGCAGGAATAAACCTACGCTTAAATAAAGGCTGACCTTCCTTACTGTGTCCTTTAGGGAATGTAATTGTTTTACCTGATTCAATATCTGTAGCCCAAAACTCTTTACCTGCAGGGGCAGGGTCTATAAACATCTTTTTAACCCAAGCATGTCCAGCACCACCTGGGTTTGTTGTAGCTCTCATGTAAAGCCCTAAATCTTTACCGTGTGCGCTACGAAGACGTGACCTCATATAATCCCAAGCGTAAGGTGTAGGCCATTGAGTAAGTTCGTCAAATCCAATCCAGTTAAAAGCCTGTCCTTGGTAACGTGTGACATCGGTATCTTTATCCAGATACGACATCCATAACCGTCCACCTTTAGGAGAAATCCACTGAGACTTACGCTCTGACCATTTGATTCCTGGTACTGCACGTGGATATAACTCCTGTGACTTTTGTATTAGTTCCCTTAGTTCCTCAGTTGTGTGTCGTACAAGGAGTCCTGAGAAGTGAGGATTGTTTAAGCCATGTAGTGGGTCTGCCAACATAGCGTATGACTTGCCACCACCTGCTGCCCCTCCGTACAATACTTCTCTCTCAGAGGAACTCAAGAAAGTTGTTTGTGGCCCCTCATTAGGCTTGAATACAACTTCCTGTGCTTCTTCTACGTCATACTCAGGGGCTACTACCTGTGCTGGAATCTGGGGGGTTTTGACTTCCACAGGCTTCTGAGTATGCACCGACTCCTTGAGTTTCGAGCTTCTCGATTTCCGAGAGCGTTTCTTCGAGCCACTTGGCAAGCTTGCGTTTAGTGATAGATGCTTTTCTACGTCTTTGCTCAACTTCTATTCTCTTCTTTAGACCCATGTGTGATATGTATCGGCCTGTTTCTTTACTCAGCCATTGTGCTACCGCTCTGTAACTATACTGTCTGAGGTGTCGTTTTGCAAGCTCTAAAGCTTCTAGCTCATGTTCTACAGGTACAAGTAATTTATCATTGTCAGAATCTAGTTCGTAACCATACGGTATCTTCTTAGTTAGTCTGACAATCTTGTGCCATTGTTTTTTGTTTGTTTTGATAGGCTTTGGTAATTGCCAAAAGCCCAACTCTCTTTGAGGTATTATTCGTTTGTACCTTCTTTAGGTGGTAAATAAAAAATGCCACCACCACTGGTGACATCTACTTTGTCTACTTTACCAAGACCTGCTCTGTCAAGCACGTCCTTGGCAGCTATCATTTTTTCTTTGATACCCAACTGAGTGGGATCTTGCAAAGCACCCATAAGCGACACAGCAGCTTTCGGGGCAGTCCTAGCAAAGTAAGTCCTAGTTTTTTCAGCGATTTCATCCTTTAATGCCTCCACAATAGCAGTTGTACTGGAGTTGTCGCCATACCCAGCTAACTTCTTAGCCTGTACAACGTCACCTCCAGCATCATCAAATAATACATCCAAGAACCTTTGTTGTCTTTCAGTTAGTGTCCTTGCCATAAATTACGTTCCTTATTTGTGATCTACCTATGCCTAGATCATTTAGTTGTCTATCGTCCAACATATGTAGCATTCTAAAGTCTGCACGTTTCTGTTGTCTGATACAGTGGTTGTTCCACATTCTTTGTAATAATTTTTTCATTGTACTATCTCCTGTGTTTGTACAGGAGTAGTTATACTGAAAATTAAGTCAGGTAGTAGTACCTATTATTGCATACCCGTTATGTGCAGGACAGCAATTATCTGCCCTACAAACATTAACAAAATAGCTGACGGTATTAGCATATCTTTTACGCTCATTTATTTTTTACCGCCTTTAGCCATACCTTTTTTACGCATCTTTAGTGGTCTAGCTGCAGGTGCTAAGAAGCCACCTCTTGCCATCTTTTTCATACCACCTTTAGCCATGCCCTTCTTTTTCATCATAGCACCTTTGGCATAGCCTTTTTTCTTCATGCCGCCTTTTGCCATGCCTTTCTTTTTCATAGCCATGCCACCGCCATACATTTTACCTACACCGTCAGCAGCATAGAACGGAACCATCTTTCCATTCTTCTTTACCATTTTAAGTTTACTTCCAGCACCGCCTTTTGCCATACCCTTTTTCTTCATCATGGCTCCCTTGGCGTAACCTTTTTTCTTCATCATTGATCTGTATCCTCGCTATAAAGATTGTTGAAAACTCGTTGCGTATCCCATACATAGTCTACGTTTTCTTTTGAGTTGTATATATGTTGATTTGGCTTGAAGTCTGGCGCACCTTGTCCTGTTTCAAACCAAGCTGGGTGAGTTACTCTCACTCTGTTATTGGGTAACGCAACCATGTTACCAGTATATTCTCCTGCATCTAGTAACTCCAGCACGTGTGATTGTTTATGCTGGGCAGGGTCATCTGCTACTTCGTTATCTGTATAGTCTACAGTAAAGTAGTATTTGGCAGGATAGAACTGATCGTCTATCTTAGCTATCCAAGGTGCTGGAGTTGCACGTTGTAGTTGATACACAGAGTGTGTATGAGACATACAATCCCAAGGCTGTGCTAAATATGGTGGCAACTCATTAGGCCATTCATCCAACGGTGTATCAGCTACTAGTGCGGTCAGTGGCATTCTAGCCCACATAGCACCACCATGTACGTTTTGAGCATCATCATCGTCATCTGTCTCACAGCCTGTGAAGATAACCTGAAAGCTCAGTGTTCTGTTTGGCATTGTAGTAACGCCTATTACCATAGCGTGTAGAAAGTCGCCATGATAGTCTTCCATATTCTTTGTGTATTCTCTACGTACCCATGCTTTAAAATACGGTATACTACTTGTTAGATACGGCATTATGTTTCCTTCGCAAGTCTGCTTTTCCTGATTTAAAGACATTTGCTATTGCTGTCTTACCCATCACTTTAGCACGTTGTTCGCCTACAGTCAATATCTGTATCTTTCTTGCGTAAGGTTTATTTATCCTTTTTACTTTTGCTACTGTAGATTTTGCATCTGCCATTGTTGCAAACTTAATACCTACCGTATCTTTAGGGTTTTCATCTGTGTATAGTCTACGTCCAGAGCCTTTAGGCTTCTTACCTGTTCCTACTTTTGGGTCTTTTCTTTTTGCCATTTAAGGAAGCTGACTGACAGGTTCAGCCCCTACTAGTTTTCCTGTTGGTTCTGAAAATGTTTTATCTGAACTGTTGTATACCTTGGCAGCAATATCTGTTTCTTCTGTGGAAAACCAATCAGATAATACATTTTCAGGAACCATTCCTTCAGGATACATTGCTATGTTAGATACTAGGTTGTCTTTATCGACTAAAAAATATAGAGTCATGTTTTTCTTTTTCTACCTGATGCAGTTACTGACCATTTAACTTTCTTAGGACCAGTCTTTTTAGCTGCTTCTGCTTTACTAATTCTACCAGCTACCTTTGCAGGTCTACAAGCTGGGTATGGCCTTTTGCTATTTTTAGCACTTTTACGTCCACACTTTTCGCCTGTCTTTACGTCACGCCAGTCTTCTTTAAACCATTGGGTTAGACCACCTTCACCGTAAGCTCTACGACTTTCTAGTACGTGCTTTGACCTTCGATGCAACTTTGCCTCCCTTGCTGTAAGTACCCCCACGTTTTTTGTATTCACGAACCAACCATGCTGACCCATATGCACTAGGCCATTTAAATTTTTTCTTAGCTTGTGTTTTTACCCTAGAGTACAGTGCTTTGTTTTTAGGTTCTGCCATTACTTTTTCTTTCTCTTCTTAGCAACGCCACCTTTATTCATAAGCGTCTTTTTTGACAATGCAGTTTTAGAATACTCTTGTGGCATCTTCATACTACCACCGCCACCACGACCAGTAAGTTTAATACGTCTATTTGCAGCGGCTGCTCTTGCTTTCTTTTGAACTGCTGCTCTTTTTTCTGCACCAGTTTTTTGTCCTGTAGCCTCTCTTAGTAGTCTTCTTGCTTCTTTTGATTCTGCTTGAGTAAATCTATTACCCATGTATGATTCCATTTTAGCATTAAACTTTTGTTTTGCTTCAGCTACTTTACCAGCATCTATTAACCTTTTAATAGGACCAAAAAAATATTTTACTTTTGCTTTAGAATTTGAACTTAGTTCTGCCATTACGCTCTCCTAGATTTTGTTCCACTACACTTCCATTTTTTTCTAGATAAACGTAGTGGGCTGTTAGGATTTCTTGCTGCCTTTGGGTGTTTCTTCATTTGTCCTGCACTTCTTGCACAGTACGAATCGCCTTTGCTTGTTCCTGGTCTAATACGCTTACCACCGTCTTTAGCTTTACCTGATTGACCGTAGCTTACTTTTATCTTACGTCCTGTCTTAGGGTTGGTAACTGTCTTGGCAAACATCTTGCCTTTACGTGGTGTAGCCATATTATCCTCTAAAGTGGGTTACTTGCTAGTTCATCATAGGCTTTCCAAATGTCATCTACTTCTGTTTGTAGTACATCTAGTTTGTCACCTATGCCATCTGTTATAGTAGTAGCTTTATCAACTTGTGAGCGTAAGTCAAGTAAAACTTTCTGCTGCTCTAGTA